ACCCCGCGCGATCTTGAAGTGATCATCGCAACAGCAGCTGCCTATGCCAGGAAACTCTCACGTGCGCTGAGACTGTCGCGCGACGACGAAAAGGATGCCGAGCAGGACATCCTGCTCACATTGATCGAGCGGTGGCACTATTTCGACGGGACGCGCGGCCGGAACATCGGCTTTGCCATCCGCATTGCCCGTCAGGCCTTGCAAACGGTTGCGAGCCGGATTCTCGCGGATCGGGAACTGGAAACAGTTGGCGTCGACTATTGCCTCGATGTGGACGATCCATCTGCTGAACTTGAAGCGCTGACTGTCGCTGATACGCTCGCGGATGAAGCGGCACTCACCGAAACAATGATCTTGGAGGCGCTGGCCGTGGGCCGGTTTCTGGAACGCCTCCCGCAGGATTACACGCTTGTAGCCTATGCCATTCGTGAGATGGACGGTGACCTCGCGGAGGCACAGCGCCTGACAGAACTTTCCACCAGCGAATTCTATCGCCGCCTGCGCGAACTCCGCTACCGTCTTGTCTGCCTCGAGCTCGCGCCCCGGCAATGGCTGTTGCGTCCATGACCTTCTGGGAAAACCCGGCACCTCATTCGCTACTATAGGGGTATGGGGCATGCTTCCGCATGAAACATGCCCCTGCAGGTCGAAGCCGATGACCTCCTGGGAAAACTCAGGGCCCCGATCGCTACTGTAGAGACATGGGGCACGTTTTTGTAAGGAACATGCCCCCCGCTGATCGGACCTCGATGACCTCCTGGGAAAACTCAGGGTCTCGATCGCTAGTATAGAGGTAGAGAGGACATTCGGGCGCTGAGGCCCAGGTCTTCCTCACACATCAACGGTTCACAACGGCTGCAAGTCTCTTGCGGCCGAACGAGAAAGGTTTGCCCGATGCTTGCCCGTCCGGAATTACATGCTCCCACCGTCCAATGTTTCTCGGCTCCCGTCGACGAGAACGGCTTTGTCGACTGGTTGATCGACGCCCAGCCCGGTGACACGCTGATCTATTATCGCGGACATCTCTCGCATGACCGCATGCCGTCAGCGAAAATCCACAACGATATCCAGCGCCGCAAGCTCGGCGCCGTCGCAAGCCGCGTCCTCGTTGCCGAGTCTCAGGGCCTCGTCATGCCGGTGCAGCGCCGCGTCGGGAACAACGACTGGCTTTACCTCGCCATCCGTACGCGCGGGACCTTGAGCTCCAACCACAATCACAAGCCGTCGAAGACGTCTGCACGGAACCTGCACAATGCTTGAGGCCCGCACATCCACCAGAGAAATCACCGGCATTGATTCCATGAGCATCGGCGAATTGGCGATTCTTCCAGCCAACATGCTGAGCAGCTTGCGGACGCAGCTGGAGAAGATCCTCGAGGATGCCCAGCTCCTCGACGACAAGCTCGATGCGGCCCTCGATTACCGCTACGGCCCACGCGCCCGGCAGGTTCGTGCCGCTGATACGAAAGACACCGGCACCGTTCGCTTCGAGGACAATGGCTTCATCATCGTGGCGGACCTGCCGAAGCGCGTCAAATGGGACCAGCGGCGCCTGAAGGAGATCGTCGACCTGATCAGCTCCGGCTGGGGCGAAAACCCTGCCGATTATGTGAAGGTGAAGTTCGAGGTTTCCGAGCGCGCTTACGAATCCTGGCCCGCACGGCTGAAGGAACTCTTCACGCCGGCGCGCACTGTCGAGACGGGTCGGCCCAGCTACGAGCTCATACCGCCCAAGAGCTTCTGAACAAGGTGGCGGGGTGGTCCGCGCCGCGAGGGCGGGCAGGGCTGTCCTTCGGCGCCCGGTCAGCACCCCGCCATCTCCCCCAATCAATTCGCGCTTCGCCATAGAGGATTTTAATCATGCCACTGAAGATCGTGACAGCCGAAGAACGGCTGTTGAAAGCCAACCTCAAGAGTTCGTGTGCAATCTTCGGACCGCCAGGCGTCGGCAAGACGCACTTGCTGACGACGCTTCCCGCCGAGAAGACCGTCTGCTTCGATCTCGAGGCCGGGCTCAAGTCGGTGCAGGACTGGCAGGGCGCCAGCATTCCGATCCGCGACTTCGTGAGTTTCCGCAAGCTCGCCATTCTGGTTGGCGGGCCCGATCCTGCTGCGCATCGGGATTCCTACTATGGCGAAGCCTACCACGCCGCGGTGCGTGACGAATACCGTGACACAGGTCTCGAGGAATTCCTCGCATCACGGCCGATCCTGTTCATCGACTCGATCACCGAACTGACGCGCCAGGCCATGGCCTATGCGAAGCAGCAGCCCGAGGCTTTTTCCGAGAAGACCGGCAAGCCCGACGTCCGTGGCGCCTATGGACTGCTTGGCCGCGAAGTCATCCAGTCGCTGAAGCATTTCCAGCATGCACCGGGAAAGACGGTGATCTTCGTCGGTGTCCTCGAGAAGGTAACAGACGACTTCAATCAATCGACATGGCAGTCGCAGTTGGAAGGTACGAAAGCCGCGCGCGAACTGCCGGGCATTGTCGACCAGGTCATGTCGATGCACCTGTTCTCGCAGAAGGATGACGGCAGCTACATCCTCGACGAAAAGTCTTCCACCCGCCGCCTCGTCTGCCAGGCGGGAAACCTCTTCGGTTTGCCGGCGAAGGATCGCTCGGGCCGCCTCGATGTCACCGAGCCCCCCGATCTCGGCGCCGTCCTCGCCAAGATCAACGGCAGTTCCGGGTCCAGCCGTCCGACCCCAGGCTGATGCCGCCCCTGACCATCACACCGCCTGAACCAACCCCAAAAACCCAAGGAGAAGATCCCATGTTCGACTTCAACGATGCCCAGCAGCAGATGTCACCCCAAGGCGAGCTTATTCCCGACGGCGTATTCTCGCGCGTGAAGCTTAACGTCCGCCCGGGTGGCACCAATGGTGCTGTGCCCATGGATGCCAAACTTCTGAAGTCCTCCGACAGGAGCGACGCGCTCATGCTCAATTGCGAGCTCACGCTTCTGGACGGTCCCTATGCGCGGCGCAAGTTCTGGCAGAACTTCACAGTGGCCGGCGGGCGCCGCGATGACAAGGGTGAATCCATCGGCTGGAATATCGCCAAGTCCTCGTTCCGCGCCATGATCGATTCTGCCACTGGCCTTGACCCGAAGGATGAGAGCCAGGCAGCGCGCGACAAGCGCAAGCTCGAAGGGCTCAGGCAGCTTGACGGCATCGTGTTTGCCGCCCGCATCATGATTGAGCCCAAGAATGACGATTACGCGGCGAGCAACAGGATCGCCAACGTCGTCGTCCCCGGCGATCCGGAATACGCGAAGGTCATCGCCGGGCAGCCGGTGCCTCCCGATCCCGTCAACGCCGCACCGCGGAAATCCCGTGCCGACGCGGGAACATCTGCTCCGGCATGGTCGCAACAGCCGCAAGCCTCGACACAGGCACCGGCCGCTTCAGCAGAAGCAAAGCCTGCGTCCTCGACGCCGCAATGGCTCAACTCCTGAGCACATGACGGAAGACGAATGGCAAGCCCACATGACGCGTGAAGCAGCGAAGGAAATCGGCGAATGGCTCGAGGCAAGAGGAAAGCTGGACCAGCCCATTCGCAGCCTCAGCTTACGCGATCTCGAGGCCATCGCGCAGAACGCCATCACGACATTCATCGTGATGGCCTCACACCGGATCCAGCAGCAGCCGGAAGACACCGCCGATCTCCGCCGCTTCCTGATGAGCGGGTGATCCTCTGCGCCATCTGTAATCGCGAAGCGCGGGGCTTCGGCTTCTGCCTGGCCCTGCGCTTCGACCATTATCCCCACCACCATTTCTGTTCCACGCGCTGCCTCGAACTTGGGACCGCGATCGCCACGGAGACGAATGGCATGATCGACAAGACCGCCCGCGAGATACAGGCCCTGAAGGATGCCCGCCGTCCCTTTGCCGAGGCGCTGACCGAAATCGGACTGATGCCGGTGTTCCATGACCGCAAGGTGGAAGAGATCGACCAGCTCATCGAGGCTGTGGTGACAGGTTATGTAGACAGCATGCTGCGACAGGCCGGCGTGCCGGAGCGAACCGGCGCCTTCAACGACCCTCTCCCTTTCTGAGCGAAGAAAAATGCCAATGCTCATTGACCTCAATCATAGGTCTGGTGCCCGCTATGCAGCGGAGACTAATCTGTCATCGGCGGTGAACGCCCACATCGATGATGCGCTCACCGCGCGCCACCGCTTGCAGACGCCGCGCACCTACCTCGGTGCCAGTCGCATCGGCGAGGCATGCAGCCGGCGCCTTGCTTATGAATACATGCGGACGCCTGAGGATCCCGACAAGGCCTTCTCGGGACAGACATTGCGCATCTTTGCCGTTGGTCACCAGTTCGAGGACCTCACGATTGGCTGGCTGAGGGATGCGGGCTTCGAGCTACGCACTCAGCGCCGCGACGGCGGGCAGTTCGGTTTTGAGACTGCGGGCGGCAGGATCAAGGGTCACATCGACGGTGTCATTGTCGGTGGTCCGGATATCGGCATCGCATGGCCAGCGCTCTGGGAGCACAAGGCCCTGAAGGCAAAATCCTGGACCGATGTCGTGAAGCGCGGCGTCGCGCTGTCGAAGCCCGTCTACTACGCGCAGCTCCAGCTCTACATGGCCTACATGGAGCTCGAGGTGGCGCTGTTCACCTGCCTCAACAAGGATACCCAGGAACTACACCACGAACGCGTGGAGCTCGTTCCGCACGTCGCGCAAGCACTCTCCGACAAGGCCGCCGACATCATCCGCGCCGTCGAATGCAACGACTTGCCGCCCCGCATCGCTGCGAGCCCCGATTTCTACATCTGCCGCTTCTGTCCGTTCCATTCAACATGCTGGGAGATCGCGTCATGAATGTGCCCGCCGCTTACGAGTTGAAATCACTGTATCACGCACGCCGCTCGAGTTTCGACGAACTCGGTGAGATACGCGGTCTGGTGAATGCTCCCGTTTACGTCTTTCCCGACCAGGACGTTTTCGACAGCGATGAAATCACGGAGTTGTGCCGCTCAGCCCTCGATCAGGAAATCCGCCTTCCGCA